TGGGCAAGATTACAAAAGTTGATCCTGCTACAAAGAAAGCAACATTAACTAAACCAGACGGTTCATCGATGGAAGTTGATAGTACTGCATTAAAGCCAACACCTGATGGTAAGATGTCTATGGACACTCCGGACGCGAACGAACTCAAAACAGGCACAGCGGTAGTTAGTACAGAAGACATGATGGCTCCTCCTAATGACAGTCGTAGTCCTATACACGGCGACGAAGACCACGATGAAGTTAGCAAGTTATTAGTAAACAGACTAAGACGATTAGCAGGACTATAATGAAAGTAAACGAGATTCTAGGACAGTTTGATATCTACATGTCGAACGACGAAAAGAAACTAATTAAAGAGCTTAGACACTCACGACCGTTGAATAGTTTTAGTGAACATGATCAGTTCACAATTGAGAGCCTGATACGTAAGAGTTTGGTAATTAAGATAGGCGACACAAATCCTAGAGTAATTGCAAATGAATTTTAAAGAAAAAGCAGAAAAGTTAGAAAAGTTTTTAGAGGATGAATTTAAAAAATCTATTCCCTTACTTGTACTAGCTGACAAGAGTGTTGTTTACGGCAATTACAAAATCAAACAAAGTAAACAAGGCACATGGAACTTACGTTACTTAAAAACTGACGATCTAATAGATACATTTAGAACTAAAACGTCTGCTATACTTGCAGCCAAGTTTTATGATAAAAATAGACTCGGCAGATATAACGATGTAAAGAATTTAGATCTAGCGTTTTGGAATAATTCTAAAGATTCTGCGTTTTTTGAAGAACGCATGAAAACTACTAAAGATTTAGAACGTAGAGACCTATTTCTTTGCCGGTTTGAGCTAACTCGAGACCGTGCAGCCAAATATAAAGACGAGCTTTCGAGAATGTTCAAGGCCAACTTTTGATAAATAAAATTAACAGTCATTTAGGGAATCTAAAATGCAGATAAGAGAACTTTCGCATCCAAAAACAAGTAAAACGCTTAATGAAAGCATGGCCAAGAAATTTGGCTACAAATTAAATCTAGACAGTTTCACGCTAGAACAACTTCAAGTTGCTCGTGATCGTGTAACAGACAAAATTGTCGCATTTGAAGGCAGTAAAGAATATGACGCTGTGTACGAAAGCAACGACTATCAAAAGGATAGAATGTTTCTTGATGTTATTACACAGGCCATTTCTGAAAGAGCTCTAAGCCCTGAAGAAGAAGGCAAAAAAGAAAAGTTTGTCAAAGGCATGAAAAAGAAGTCAGGCGAATTTAAAAAGCGTTATGGCGACAAAGGCGAGCAAGTAATGCATGCTACAGCTTCTAAAATGGCCAAGAAAGAATCATTAGAAGAAGCAATGGATGTACTACGTGGTGTTCTTTCTGAAAGAACTCTAACAGAAGGCGAAGAAGAAAAAGCTGCGTTAATCATGAGCGCACGTGATATGGTCGACAAGGTCACAGGCTGGTTAGAAGACACTGCAAGTCTTAAATCAGAAACCATGTTAGAATTAGTAGACTCTATAAGAGACGAATTAGGCAGTGACATTAGCACACAATTCTCTGGTCAAGTTAAACCAGCATTAGAAGAATTATACACAACATTAGAAACAACTCGCACAACATTAGCACAGGCAGTGGCAATCCTAACAGGCGAAGAAGGCCCACAAGGTGCACCAGCAGCAATGCCAGGCGCTGAAGAAGCTGCTCCAACTGAAATGGGTGCAGAAGAATTTCCATCAGGCGACGAGTTTTCAGCAGCTGAAGCAGGCGCAGGCGGCATAGAAGCAGCTGGCCGTGCAAAACGCGAAAGCATTGAATACAGCCGCAGATTAGGCACAATTCTAAGTTCAAAAAAAAAGTAAATGAAGGTGCGGATAATTTAATCCGCATTCTTCTTCAACTTAAAGCTCGCGCTGATTCAAAAGGCGTTCCTGGTCAATACAGCTGGGGCGCAATTTCTAACATGTTACAAAATGTAAGTGGTACAGAAATGGACTATGAAACGTTTAAAGCTGAGTTTGACAGTCTACCCCAATTAAAGAATATAGTGCAACAGTTTGATGGCCGTGGTATTACATTGAAAACCAAAGAGAAGCCCGAAGCTACTCGTGGTGAGCCAAAGAGCAATAGTGGTATTAATGCCGCCGCAAGTAGAGCAGCGGCTAAATCGCTCAAACAACCCGGTTGACCTAGAGGTCAAGATACTATATAATGTATCATGACCCTACTAATAAACAAATTTAAATACGAAAAACTAACTAGGGACGAAAGCTCTGGTAAGCGTTTATACGCTACACCACAAGGGCATAAAGTCCCTAGTGTCACGACAGTACTGGATAAAACTAAACCAGAAGAAAGTCGCATAGCACTAGCCAACTGGCGCAAAGCAGTAGGTGAAAAGAAAGCACAAGAGATTACTACAGAGGCTGCTAATCGTGGCACACGTATGCACAAGTTCTTAGAGGACTATGTCAAGGGCGAGCCTATGAACGAAGCTGTAACTAACCCGTTTGCACAGCAAAGTCAGAAGATGGCTAAGATTGTGATTGCAGAAGGTATGAAGAATGTAAGTGAAGTGTGGGGATCAGAAGTACCCTTGTACTTTCCAGAACTATATGCGGGTACTACTGACTGTGTGGGCGTACACAATGGTGACGAAAGTATCCTAGACTTTAAACAGACTAACAAGCCTAAGAAACTAGAATATATTAGTGATTATTTTCTACAGCTAACAGCCTATGCCCTAGCACACAACGAAGTACACGGTACAAACATACGCAAAGGTGTTATTCTTATGTGTAGCAAGGACTTTGAATATCAGGAATTTACCCTGGAACCCAAAGATTTTGACTACTGGACAGAAGAGTGGTGCAAGCGTGTAGAGCAATACTACAAAATAATCTGATAAATAAACTAAATGGAGAATAGTTATGGCCTACGGAGTAGATGTAACAAGAGTTAACGGTATGGTTGCTACAGTAGCAACACACCAAGAATTAAATGCAAAATTATATAAAGTACAGGTAAAAACCGCAGCATCTGCTAACGTTGATTTACGTGTTGAAGATGATGCAATCGATGAAACAGTTGAGCAGATTATCAAAGAAATTAATCCTATGGCTTACTATGTTGTAAATGCTTCCACTGGATTGATCTATATTGTTATGGATGTAAACAGCTCATCTGAAGATCTACAACACAGAATTAGACAAATTGGTGGCGGATGGACTCGTAGTTCAAACACTTACACTGTGGGAGTTATTGGGCCTAATGATATTGATGCTAGTGGCACAGTAGTTACAGCAGCCGCAAGCGCAACTGGTTTCACAGTACCTTAATAATAGCTAACTTACACAAAGCCCTAGTTCCGCTAGGGCTTTTGCATTTGAACTACGGATAAATATCTAAAACGGGGACATTTATGGCTGTTGTGCAAATTTCACGCATTCAAATTCGAAGAGGACAAAAAAACGCCGGTACTGGTATTCCACAGTTAGCCAGCGGAGAAATGGCCTGGGCAATCGATACTCAAGAATTATATATCGGTAATGGCGCTATCAGCGAAGGGTCACCTGCAGTTGGTAATACTAAGATTCTTACTGACGCAGATAATCTATTAGATCTTGTTGGACAGTATGTTTATAAGTCTGACTCTGCGCTTATTCAAACAGGCCAGGATCCAAACTATCCTATTACCCGAACACTACAAGAAAGATTAGACGAGCGTGTAACCAGTGCTTCATATGGTATTCTTCCTAATGCTGGCGATCAAGCAACGGCAATACAACGTGCTATTGACAATTTGTTTATTACTAATACAGTTAACGGTGCAGGTGACAGAGTTACTTTAGAATTTGCTCCTGGTGTATATGAATTTTCAACCACTATCTATATTCCAAGTTATGCAACTATTCTAGGTGCAGGCAAACAAAAAACTATTTTTAATTTTACTGGTCCTGTGGGCACAGCATTTGCATTTGTTGATGATACATCAACCCCAACAAACAAAGTATTATCGAGCACTGGCGATTCTGGCGAAACTACGGAATACAACATACAACCAAAGTTCTGTGTGCTAAAAGGATTTACGCTTAACACTAATGAACCTGATGTGCAGGCTATACAATTAGATTGTGTAAGAGACAGTGTGTTTGAAGATATTGAACTAACAGGTAGTTACGGTGACTCGGCAGGCGACTCAACATTCCTTAGTGGTGGGTATGGTATCGGTATGTATGCACTTAGCTCAATTGTAACCTGTCAGCGTAATAAATTTATTCGAGTAACCTGCGATGGATTTAAAGATGCTGTATTTTCTAAACACGATATTTTTAATAACACATGGGTCGATTGTGAATTCTTAAACAGTAGATATGGTTTCGAGTTTGGAGTTGGAACTTCATTAATACCACCGCCAACAGTCTTTGGCGAACAGTTTGGTCCAAGAAAGAACATAATTGAAAACTGTTATTTCTATAACATTGAGCGTCACGGTATTATAATTGATAACGGCTATGGTAACAAATCTCGTGGCAATACTTTTGTCAATGTTGGTAATGACGGCAGCGGAAATGGCAATAATGACTACAGTCAAATTAAATTTACTGTAAAAGGTAATACATCTCTACAAGATAACTTTGATAGACAACTTGAGCTAGCAACAGAAGAAGGTAATACTAACTGGGGTGCTACATACCTAAACGAAGTCGAAGGTAAGGCATTTGTTGTTAACAGTGAAGTTAATACTGTAGCATTAAATACTCCTCAAAACTCCCCCGCATATACTGCATTTAGAATTCCGTTCTCAGGTGATACCGGATTTAAAATAGAATATACTTTAAAATCATCTGCATATACTCAGATGAGAAAAGGTACGCTAAATGTTGCCGTTGATGGTACTAACCTAACACTTCAACTTGTAGACGACTACGAGTATGTTGGCTTTGCCGGCCACGACACTAGAGTAATATTTTCTGCAGTTATATTAAATGGTTGTGTTGAAGTTCAATATATTAATGGCAATACAGTCGGTACTACGCTATTGACTTACGCATATTCAACAATTAGCTAATGCTAATAGCTGACAGACAACAACACGTTCGATTCGCCTCTTGGATTAAACTGAGAGAACATTTAGAAAAGTCTAATGATCCATTGCGAGATGTGTCTTCATACTTTCTAAAACTACCCAGAGTCAAATTTTATACAGACCCCTATAGCTCAATCACTTGGCCTACTCCTTGGGAACTCATAGATGAAAATGAATACTGTGAGTTCAATATCATTCTTGGTATATGTTATACTCTCCAATTAACTGAGCGTTTTAAATTTTGTCAGCCGAAGATAAATGTTGCTCTTGACACAGTCAATAAAACAGTGTATTATTTGTTATTCGTAGATGATAAAGTATATGGGTATATTGAAGAAGAATGGGCCAGCGTAGAAGAGTTACCCAAAACGTTAAAAATACAAAAGATATATGCAATGAAACCTTTGCACTAAATACGTTTCCAATATGCTAATCAACTTGTAAAGAATAAGAAATATGTCACAGATCACAGTAATAAAAAGAAACGGTAAAAAAGAACAACTAACAATTGAAAAGTGGCAGTCACAAGTTGCAAAGGTGTGTAGCGGCATTGCTGATGTTAGTCAATCAATGATAGAGATTAAAGCACAACCTCATTTCTACGATGGCATCACAACTAAAGAAATTGACGAAATTACTTTACGTGCTATTGTTAATTTAATTGACGTTGAATCTAATCCAGATATTGGACACACAAATTATCAATATGTAGCTGGCAAACAACGACTCAGTATGTTACGTAAAGATGTCTACGGCAGTTATGACGTACCAAATCTCTACGATGTTGTAAAAACTAATGTGGCTACTGGTTTATATACAGCAGAGTTATTAGAATGGTACACGGAAGAAGACTGGAACAAGATGAATGACATGCTCGAGCATGACAAAGACGAGCAGTATAGCTATGCAGCCATTGAACAGTTAATTGAAAAGTATCTAGTTAAAAATCGCAGTACTAAACAAACTTATGAGACACCGCAGATTAGATATATGATTGCTGCCGCAACAGTCTTCCATAAAGAAGAACCAAATAGCGCACGTATGCGTTATATAAAGGAGTATTATAATGCAGCATCTGATGGTCTATTTACTCTTGCTACCCCTGTCCTTGCTGGTCTCGGTACCCCTACTAAACAATTCAGTTCGTGCGTACTTATTCGCAGTGATGATGACTTGGATAGTATTTTCGCTTCAGGTGAAATGATGGCCAAGTATGCCAGCAAACGTGCTGGCATTGGTTTAGAGATTGGACGATTACGTCCATTAGGTAGTCCCATCAGAGGTGGTGAGATTATGCACACAGGTATGATACCATTCTTAAAGAAATGGTTTGGCGACTTAAGAAGTTGCAGTCAAGGAGGCATTCGTAATGCAAGTGCTACTGTTTTTTATCCTATTTGGCATCATCAGTTTGATGATCTTATTGTACTTAAGAACAACCAAGGAACCGACGAAACCCGAGTCCGTCATATGGATTATGGGGTTGTGCTTAGTGCCTTCTTCTGGAGACGATTTAAAAACAAAGAAGACATAACTTTCTTTGATCCTAACGAAGTGCCGGACTTGTATGAAGCGTTCTATCAAAATACAAAACGTTTTGAAGAGCTATATGTTAAGTATGAGAACACTCCGGGTCTGCGTACAAAAACTATGTCGGCTGAAGAAGTGTTCAAGAGTGGCATTCTTAAAGAACGCACTGATACAGGACGTATCTACTTAGTGTTCATTGACAACGTGATGAAACAAGGACCTTTTGATCCCGAGTATCATACCATTTACCAGAGTAATCTTTGCTGTGAAATACTTTTACCTACTAAATCCTTTAAACGTTTGGATGACAGCGATGGTCGTATCGCACTATGCACATTGGGCTCAATCAATTGGGGTGCGTTCCGTAACCCAGAAGACATGCGCCGTGCTTGTCGTATACTTCAGCGTAGCCTGTGTAACATTCTTGACTATCAAGACTTTCTTTCCATCCAGTCTAAACTATCCAACGACGAAATCCAACCTTTGGGAATCGGAGTCACCAACCTTGCCTACTGGCACGCCAAACGCAGTTTCAAATACGGAGAACGAGACTCCTTGGCTGAAGTTAAGACGTGGATGGAACATCAAGCCTACTACTTAACAGAGGCTAGCGTTGAACTTGCTAAAGAAAGAGGTTCGTGTACACACAGTGAAAAAACAAGATACGGTCAAGGCATATTCCCTTGGGAATTACGAGCAGAGGGTGTTAACGAATTAGCAGACTTTGCCCCAGAGCTTGATTGGGAAACACTTCGTACTAACATGAAACAGTACGGTGTTCGCAATGCTACATTAATGGCTATTGCACCAGTCGAAAGCAGTAGTGTTGTTATAAACAGCACTAATGGAATTGAGCTACCTATGAGTTTGATTAGTACTAAAGAAAGCAAAGCTGGATCATTTACACAGGTTGTTCCTGAGTATCATAAGTTGAAGAACAAGTATCAACTCATGTGGGAACAGAAAGATTGCAGCGGTTACATTAAAACTGCGGCAGTATTAGCAGCCTATGTTGATCAAAGTATTTCAACTAACACGTTCTACAATCCAGCACACTTTGCAGATCGTAAAGTGCCAACTACATTGATTGCCAAGAATTTAATGCAGGCACACATGTGGGGATTGAAAACCTTCTACTATAGTTTGATTAACAAAGCTGGCAGCAAACAACAAGCAGAATTAACACCTGAAGTACACTACAATGGATTTCATAACGAAAGAGAATTAATCGAAGACGAAGACTGCGAGGCATGCAAACTATGAGCAAACAACAATACAACCTAACCACAAAGACAGACTATCTTAATCGTAAGATGTTTTTAGATCCATCCGGACCTGTAACTATACAACGTTTTGAAGAAGTCAAGTATAAGAAGATTGCAGACTTTGAAACAACTGCACGAGGATTCTTTTGGGTGCCTGAGGAAATTAGTCTAAGCAAAGATGCCAACGACTTTAAAGATGCAAGTGATGCGGTGAAACATATCTTTACCAGCAATTTACTGCGCCAAACTGCACTAGATAGTTTACAAGGTCGAGCTCCAAGCCAAGTGTTTACTCCTGTATGTTCATTACCGGAACTAGAAGCATTGATCTACAACTGGACATTCTTTGAAACTAACATTCACAGTCGTAGTTACAGTCATATCATTCGTAACATTTACAATGTGCCTAAGGATGTATTCAATACTATCCATGACACTAAAGAGATTGTTGAGATGGCATCAAGTGTAGGTGATTACTATGATCGTTTGCATAGAATTAACTGCATGAAAGAAATGGATGGATCAGTTAATGAGAAAGAACATATCAAAGCAATCTATATGGCACTACATGCTAGCTATGCGCTAGAAGCGTTCCGCTTCATGGTTAGCTTTGCTACAAGTTTGGCTATGGTTGAAAACAAAATCTTTATTGGCAATGGCAACATTATCAGCCTAATCTTGCAAGACGAACTACTGCACAAAGGTTGGACTGCTTATCTGATCAATCAAGTGGTTAAAGAAGATCCACGCTTTGCAGAAGCTAGAGATGAATGTCAAGCTGAAGTCTATCAACTTTACATGGACGTTATACGTGAAGAAAAAGAGTGGGCGACCTATTTGTTTAAGTTAGGGCCAGTTATCGGATTGAACGCTAATATTCTACGTGACTTTGTAGACTATACCGCAGTTGATGCACTTAAACAAATTGGTATCAAATATAACAATCCTGCACCAAGATCGACTCCTATCCCATGGTTTAATAAACACAGTGATACAAGTAAAAAACAAACTGCATTACAAGAATCAGAAAGTACTAACTATGTAATTGGAGTTATGGGTGAAGGTATCGACTACGACGCACTACCAGCATTATAAGGAAAGAAAAATGAAAGCAACAGTATGGTCTAAGTACCACTGCCCCTATTGCGATCAAGCAAAGGCATTATTAACACAACGTGGTATTCCGTTTGAAGAGAAGAAAATCGGAGACGGCTACACTAAAGAAGAACTATTGGAAGCTGTTCCAACAGCACGAACAGTTCCGCAGATTTTTATCGGCGAACAACTGATTGGTGGATTTACAGAACTTAAACAACATTTAGAAAAGGTATAACATGTTCATTTCAAAAGGCGTATCAGCAGGCGAAGTAATTACTCTTAAACTTACAAGTGGTGAAGAGATTGTAGCAAAACTAGCAGAAGAGACAGATTCTTACTATAAACTCAGTAAGCCAATGGTCATCGGGATGGGACAAAAAGGTCCAGGACTAATGCCATACTTGTTTACAGTTAGTCCTAACACAGATGTTCGTTTGTTAAAAACAACAGTAACAGTAGCAGAAGCTACAGATGAAGCATTTGCCAAACAGTTCCTTGAGTCAACTACCGGCATTGCTCTAGCTTAAATACTAGTTTAGGGGTTAGAAATGTCATCAAATTACACTATTGGAACATTAGACGGAGCAGGCGGCGGCACCCTTACCGGTAAAGATTATACACCAGAGTTAGGAAGAATTGCAACAGCATTAGAAACTATTGCTGCCCAAACTACAATAGTAGCTTCGCAAACTACAACGATTGCCGGCGCAATAACTAGTATTGAATCTCATCAAAATAAACTACGTCAACTTGGTGAAGGCCCTGGAATTCATATCATTGGTGCATATGATGTGTTTGGTATGATTACACTATATCGATTATTGATTGAACAAGCAAAGATTTTAGACTCAGCAGAGGCTGCATCTGAAAGCCAGATAACGGCTGCAATAACAGAAGCTACTAGACTTGCTCAACTAATTAGATCCAACGTTCCGAGAGAATTCTAAAATGCCAGGTATATCACGAGATGCAGGAACAGACGTTGCAGGTGGCGGGATTATACAGGGATCAGGCAATGTGTTTGCTAATAATAAGCCAGTAGCTCGAAAGGGAGATGCCGTCGCCGGTCACGGCAAGGCCCCTCACTCTTCTCCGGTAATGGCAGTAGGTTCGGGAAATGTTTTTACAAACAATATCGCTACCTGTCGTGCAGGTGATACTGCAACTTGTGGCCACCCAGCGTCTGGCAGCGGAAATGTATTTGTCAATTGACTTGACCTGCCAATAAAAAAATTGTAAAATACACACATGAATATATTTTTAGATATGGATGATGTTGTAGCCGATTGGATGCAACATGCCCGCAGTATTGTTAAACGCAATTGGGAATATGGACAACGTATTCCAGATCAAGATTGGGTTAGACTTAAAGACAATAAACGATTTTATCGAACATTACCTTTGAAAGAAGGCGCACATGATTTGGTAAACTGGTGCAGGACACATCACGCTAAAACAGGATGTGGTGTATATTTTTTAACAGCACTACCGCATGATTATAGTATGCCCTGGGCGGCACAAGATAAAGTATGGTGGGCTAATGAACACTTTCCTAATATCCCTGTATTTTTTGGACCATTTAGTTACGACAAATACCGTCATTGCTCTAGTCCAGAGGATATTCTAATTGACGACCGCACTAGCAACTGTGAAGAATGGATAAGTGCTGGCGGCAAGGCACACATTTATCGTAATTGGCCAGACTGCAAAGTTTGGTTAGAAGAACAAGTTAGTCCAGTATGAACAGTTTAGAGAAAATTTGGGCGAGAGCAACTGGTCATTTAATGGGGCAAACTGATGAAGATCGTCCGGACACACCTATACTTACTTTAAGAGAAGCACGTATAGCATTGTTCTTAAAGACATTCTGGGTAATCATACACGTGGTAACTTGTTGTTTCATTATTGCAAACACAATTCGCCACTGGTAATAACTATATAACAAAGGAGACAAATATGTCAGCAAATAGATTTCAAGATTTCGCAAAATTAGTAGAATCAATGGAAGGAGACTTCGAAAAATTCTACGACAAAGAAGTAGGTGCCGCAGGTACTCGTGTACGCAAACATTTACAAGAACTCGCCAAACTTTGCAAAGAAGTTCGTAACGATGTAACCGCCGTTAAGAACGCTCGAAAAGAATCTGCAGGTAAGTAACCTGTCAACAAAACCCCAGGTAAATACGTTATATACTTACAAGGGGTATACTATGAAAAAACTTTTAACTGTTCTTTTACTAACTGTTAGTGCTACAGCGTTTGCTCAACATAATCATCACTGGAGACATCATGGCTATCGTCATGCAGGACCAGGGTTTGGTTACTGGATAGCACCGTTAGTCATTGGCGGTGTAGTCGGTGCTGCTATTGCCAAAGAGAATCAGCAACCCCAACCCCCTGTGATTGTACAGCAACCTCAGTCAGTGATCATTCAACGTCAAACAGTTTGCACTGAGTGGACGGAAATTCAAAAATCCGATGGACAGATCTATCGAGAAAGAACTTGCACACAATAA